GTTCGAGCGTCCGGTCGAAAAGAAGTGGGTCGAACTTCCTAGTGGCCGCATTGAAGAAGTAGAGGTCCAGGCGTCAACGGAACAGATGAACCGCTGGGTCTTATGGCGGGGGCAGGCGATGAAGAACATGGCCGACTACGCCAAGAAGGCTAGTGACATGCGGATCGATGAGCGGCAGATCGCCCTGGCCGAACGTACGGCGCACCAAATCGTCTCGGTCATAACGGCTGTCCTGGTCGATCTCGGACACGACCCGAAGGACCTGAAAACGCGTGAGGTGGTTAGAAGGCATCTGATGCAGGGGTCAATAATTGAGGGGACGGCGACACCCATCGTCGCGGAGAAGGTGGGATAATGCTCGTCGGGAGCATTTCCAAACCGAACCCCTTTTCTCTTGCAGCTGACCTTTTCGACCCTCCGGCCTGGGAGTCTACCGACCGGCCTCCTCTGGAGCCGTATCAGGTCCCTCCTGACGATCAGGCCTGGAATCTCTGGCTCCTCGAAGCAGGTCGAGGTGCTGGTAAGACGGAAGCCTGTGCCCGTTACTTCGCCAAGTTTATGCACGAAACGCCGAACGCCCGGGGACGAATCATTGCCCCGACCTACGGCGACGCGGTTGAGTCGTGCATTCTGGGCCCATCAGGTCTCCGTGCATGCGATCCGGATGCGACTTTCCATGCTAGTTCTCCCGGCGGTTCAAAGGTAACCTGGCCTAATGGCGCGGAGGCACTTGTTCTGGGGACTCCCTTCCCCCGGGACGTAGATCGTCTCCGCGCCGGCGGGAACCGACATATTGACTGGTGGGAGGAGATGGCTGCTAACGCTCAACTCCATACCACAAAAGCAACTGCACAGTCTGCGTGGGACCAGGCACAGCTCGGGCTCCGTCTCGGTGACCACCCACACAGTATCGCCTCGACGACTCCGCGGGCCACGAACGCGTATAAGTACATTCGGAGCCTACCGGACGTGGCATTTACCCATGCAACGTTGTTCGACAACCCACATAACCCGAAGGAATGGATCGACATGATGCGCATCCGTTATGAGGGGACTCGGCTGGGACGTCAGGAGCTCAGGGGTGAGCTTTTGGACGACGTCGAGGGCGCGTTATGGGCATACTCGACCCTTGAGGCGTGTCGAGTTACCGAATGCCCGGACCTCGCGGTCTGCATTGTGGCGATTGACCCCGCGGCGACCTCGAAAATCACTTCGGACGATACCGGAATGATTGTCGCGGGTAAGGGGACAGATGGTGAGGGGTACGTCCTTGCGGATCGAACTTGCCATCTGTCTCCTGAGGGATGGGGGCAACGAGCAGTAAGGGCGTACAAACATTACGACTGTGATCGCATCGTGGCGGAATCGAACAACGGTGGGGAAATGGTCGAACATGTCATCAAGTCGATTGATGACAAAATCCCGGTAAAACTGGTACATGCGTCACGCGGGAAACAGACAAGGGCAGAGCCTGTTTCGGCGCTTTTCGGGGCGCCTCCTAAACGTCAGCCGCGTGTTCATTTGGTCGGCGGGTTTCCTGAGCTCGAGGACCAGCTCTGTACCTGGGTTCCCGGCGAAGAAGATTCCCCGGATAGGTTGGATGCGTTGGTATGGGCAATAACGGACTTGATGCTCGGGAACGGCCCAGGCTCGTGGAGGCCGCTTTGAGTCCCTTTGTTACCCACCGAGAGCTGTACGAAGCGATGGAATTCCTCAAAGAAAGGATCGACAAGATGGCCGAAATTAGCCAAGCTGACATCGATGCGCTGACCGCCCAGGTACAGCAGGTGGTGTCCGACCTGGAGGCAGCAAAAGGGAACCTCCAGCAGGAGCTGGACAACCTCTCGACCGCAAATCCGAGCGTGGACCTTACCAACCTGCGCGCTGCAGTGGCTCCGCTAGACGGGGCCGTAAATGCCCTGAACAGCCTCCAACCGACCCCGCCAGCGGCAGCTCCCCCACCTCCTTCGCCTCCTGCTGCGGCTACGCCTACCGACCCGACGGCACCGGCTCCGTCTTGACCATTCGCCTCTCAGGAGTCCAGACAGACCCGTTCGATAACGACGTCGTTGTCGATACTGGAGAGTCACGTGCTCTAGGGATGCTTTTGATCACGAAACCGTACTCCGGGCCATGTCCGGCTGAACTGACGTTACAAGCCGAGGGTATTAGTCATGCAATCTGTACAGTTGAGCCAACTAAGGACTACAGCGGACATCCTGAACAGTACGCTGGAATCCTCGCGACTCTATGGCAGCACGGGGACGAGTTCATCAATCTCGAGCATGACGTCGCCCCTTGGCCAGGTGCTCTGGATGAACTCCATGAGTGTCCCGAACCACTCTGTTGCTTTTCCTATCCGACCTGGCCAATCGGACATCGGACGATCGGAATCGGCTGCATGAAGTTCGGGCTAAAGCTAGTACAGACAACGCCGGATGTCTGGGAGAGTTGGGGAAACGTCCCATGGTGGGATCTCGACGGCGCGTTGATCTCCGACCTCAAGACGGCTGGGTTCGAGCCTCATGTCCATAGTCCCTCCGTCGCTCACGTCCGTAAGTTCATGACCGACCGCTTCATGTCCGCGATCGAGGAGTCGTGATGGGCCAAAGCGGGGATCGAATCCGCACTGTCGAGGGGCCGTGTTTCATCGTCGGGCCGTACAGCATCGAGCAGTCAGCCGAGAGCAAGACGATGGGGTTCATGTATCGACAAGACGTGCTGTTCGTGCCTCCCGGTTGTACGGCCGAGATCCCTGCCCAGGGCGACCTTACGAGTCGGGGGCAAACCGAGCGATGAGCGTGTATGCGGAGTGCGCGACCGAGATGGTGCTGTGATGGCTAGCCGCCTAGACGTTATTCGGAACGTTGCCGGACTTGCACCCGGTTTCAGGGGTTCGATCCCCCTGGGCGGCACTCTTCAGAAACTCGCCGCAATGACGTTCGCTCGGGCTAACCAGACCACCTGGATGTTCCTGACACCGGGAATGCGGAAGCAGTGGCGAGACGTTGGAGCAGGTGACGCAGCGTCTTCGGTCATGGCTCCCTTGCTTTGGATTGGCCGTAATTTCCCAGAGGCCCCACCGGCCCTGTGGAAGAAAACGGCAGATTCAGGGGAAGAACAACGGGTAGTTGGCCAGGGAAATGTTGGGGGAGACCATCCCCTTTTGGAGCTTCTCGAGCGACCAACGCCCTTCTATTCTGGATCGGCTCTGTGGATGGCCACCGTCATGGATTGGAACCTTACGGGGAATGCCTACTGGATCAAGATTCGAGATCAAGGCGGACGCCCGGCAGAGCTTTGGTGGACACCGTCAGGGCTCATGAGGCCTGTGGGAGACGAAAAGACCTTCATTCAGTATTACGAGTACAGACCGATGGGCGATGCGATCGAAATTGATCCGGACGATGTGGTTCACTTCCGGTACAACATGGACGCACAAGACCCTCGCAAGGGGCGATCTCCGCTGTCGAGTCTCCTCCAAGAGGTGTATACCGACCAGGAGGGCGCGAAGTTCACTGCCGCACTTCTGGGAAACATGGGAGTCCCAGGTCTGATCATTAGTCCCTCGAACGGGGGCGACGACGCACCCTCTACGGACGATGTCAAGGCCACGAAGGATTACATGCGAGAAGGGTTCCTGGGAGATCGCAGAGGCGAGCCCCTCGTTATGTCCGGACCAACGAATGTTGCCCAATTTGGATTCAACCCGCAGCAATTGACCCTACGTGAGCTCCGCCGAATTCCGGAGGAGCGAGTAACGGGGTGTCTCGGGATTCCGGCCATTGTCGCAGGGCTTGGCGCGGGGCTAGACCGGTCGACGTTTGCAAACTTCTCCGAAGCCCGGGAAGCTGCCTATCAGGACAACATCATCCCGTCTCAACGGATGCTGGCGGAAGACATTCGGTTCCAGCTCCTAGTGGACTTTCAGCCGGACGACTACCGCTCCTACCGATTCGGATTCGACCTGTCCAGCGTCCGAGTCCTCCAAGAGGACATGAGCAACCTCACGCAACGTTTGACCACAGGAGTAACTGGTGGTTGGGTACGCGTGGCCGAAGCGCGTCGAGCTATTGATCTCGAGGTTGATCCTACCGACGAAGTTTACCTGCGGAACGTTTCCACCATTGAGATTCCCGCGGGTGAAGAAGCCGAGTCTGCGCCGGTTCCGCCTCAAGTCTCTCCTGGGCAACAGCCGGCGCAGCTTGGTCCTCCGGCCGAAGAGGGAGAAGACACGGGAACAAGTAGGCGAAAGCGGGTAGTCTTTTCCCGTATGAACACCCGTCTCCTAGTTGCATTCAATCGGGACCTTCATGTTCTCGGCGGTGTATTTCACCAGGAGTTAGAAAATACCTTACGAGCGTACGGCGTAGCTCTCGCTGAGTCATACTTGCATCTCCGGCAGGTTCGGTACCGGCGAAACGGACATTCGAAGCAGGATCCAAATCTCGAGCAGATGGTCCGAGAGATCGTCGCGCAGCAAGCCAGCAGTATGTCCAAGGCAATGCAGGACAGCCTGGTAGCCCAAGCGATGCGGGTCCTCCAGCGGACGGTGGACACTATCAACAACGTGACTAACCTCGAAGGCGGAGTTTCAGATCTGGCGCAAGAGGCTATCTTCGCTGAAGCCGGGACCAGACTTGGTCTGCTTGACATTCCAGGGACGACAAAGACTGCCCTGTTCACCGTAATTGATGAGGGAAACCAGAACGGTTGGGACCCGATACGAATCGCGCGAAGTATTCGCGAGGACGTTCCAGCCGGGCCGTTTGTGAACGCGGGTCCGACTTACCGTGCCCAGCTAATCTCGCGTACCGAAACTCGGTGGGCTCAAAATGCTTCGTCGATTGCTCTGTACCGAGAGAATGATTCAGTTCAGGGATGTGTTGCGATGGATGGTACAGGCGATCCGGATTGCGCCAGTCGTGATGGTCAAGAGTATTCGTTCGACGACGCTGAGATCGAGATGAACAGCGAACACCCGAACGGGACACTTGCCTTTGCTCCGGTAATCGGTACTCTAGAGGAGGCATTGACGTAGATGGCGACGACCATAACGTTCTACAGGAAGCAGGGAGCGGCTACGATTCCCGTTACTCTCGCGACCAGTATATTCAGCGGAGTCAACTTGACAAACCCGAACGCTCAGATTTCTTCTGATGTCTGGACGGCGATCTCAAAGCAATCCGACGTGTTCAACATCGGCGGCGGAACAATAGTCGCTAAAGGCGACATGGCCAGTCACGTAGTCGCATGACCGTAATGACCACAACCAACGGATGGCCTCCTCAATCAGTCCGCGTCGGAGTCCCAGCCGGTACTCAAAAGGGCGGCGGTAAGGGGAAGTAATGCCGTGGATCGTGCACCGATCGAGTCAGTGTCCGGCGTCGAGGCCATGGGGCGTCTTCAACCAACAGACCGGTCGCCTGCACGGTTGTCACGATACGCAAGAGTCAGCTCGTCAACAACAGGCGGCGTTGTACGCCAACGTCCCCGATAGTACCCGGAGGAGGCAGATGGAGCAGAAGGCAAGTCAACCAACTGAGTTCAAGGTGGTGGATGAGGACAAGGGACTAGTCGATGCCGTGTTCTCGACCTTGAACGTCGTAGACAAGGACGGCGACGTCACCCTGCCCGGTGCCTTCGGCGACCAAGAAGTACGTATCTCTGCCTTCAACCATCAGTCGTGGGGCGGAGAACTTCCGATCGGGAAGGGGACAATTCGGGAGGCTGGGAACGAGGCTGTTCTGGCTAGCCAGTTCTTCATGAACACAACGAAGGGCCGGGACACCTTCAACGTCATCAAGGGGCTTGGGTCCCTGATGGAGTGGTCCTATG